AAAATAAAAGTTTACGGTGTTTTAAGAAAATATACAGGTCAATCTGAATTTATGGCTGATGTAAGTTCACCACATCAAGCCTTTAGCTTTTTGTTTTGCAATTTTAAAGGTTTAGAGGAAAAAATGGCTAATCAGCTTTATTGTGTTCAAGTTGGAGATAAAAAGATAACACAAGATTCAATCAATATACAGACAGATCAAGATATAAAAATTATACCGATAGTTCATGGAAATATTATTGGAACACTTATATATTTCGGAGTCAAATATGTTGTAAAAAAATATGTAGCTCAAAAAATTCTCCAGTATGTGATCACTTATGTTGTTACAGATTTACTTCTTAGAGGTGTTAACGATCTTTTAGGTAGAAATCAAGATAATCAAAATCAGCAATCAAAACAAGATCCACTTGATCCAGCAGCTTTACAATCTAATTACTCTTTTACAGGACTGACAAATATAAGCCAAAGTGGTATTCCTGTTAATGTTGCTTATGGTGAAATTTTGGTCGGCTCTATTGTTGTATCAAATGGAATAGATACAGTTCAAGTAAGAGGTACAAACTAATGTCTATAAAAGAATTTGACCAGACAACCACATTTACAAACCCTGATTTACCTAGTGGAGCTTTATCTTCAAAACAATTTAATACAATAGTTGAGCTACTTTCTGAGGGGGAAATAGAGGGAAGTGCAACAGCATCAAAGAATGGCATCACAGATAAAACTTCAACAGCTTATATAAACAGTTTTAAAAAAGATGTTTTTTTAAATCAAACTCCAATATTACAATCGGCTGCTAGTGTTACAGCACCAAATGATAGTGATTTTAATTTTCAAGATGTTGGTTTTGAATTTAGAGAAGGAACATCAAATCAAACTTTTATTTCTGGTATCAAAAACATTGAGACAGAGGTTGGAATTGGAACAATTGTAACTACATCAAATCCTGTCACTCATACTGTAAGTCAATCAACAATAAACGCTGTAAGGGTAACGCTTCAGTTCCCAGCCATGCAAGTATTCAATAATGAGGGTGGTATTGATGGAACAGAGGTTCAATTAAGAATAAAAACTATAGAAAATGATGGCACAACAACAACAGTTGTAGATGACACAGTAAAAGGTAGATCAACAAATGCTTATAACAGAGATTATTTAGTAAATTTAAAATCTGGTTCAAGCTTTCCTGTTCAGATAAGAGTTGAAAGAGTCACAGCAGACAGCACAGATTCAAGGACTGTTAATGCTTTTAGATTTTCTAGTGCGACAAATATAATAATGAAACAAAACGCTTATCCAAATACGGCTCATGTTGGTTTGCGTTTTAGTGCTGAGAAATTTCCAAGAATACCAAATAGACGTTATCGGATAAGAGGTGTAAAGGTAAAAATCCCAAGCAATGCAACTGTAAACAGTACTTTTGGAAATCTTACTTATGCTGGTACATGGAACGGCACATTTAAAGCAGACAAAGAATGGTGTTCAGATCCAGCTTGGATTTTATATGATTTGCTCACTAATACTCGATATGGATGCAATCTTGACGAATCAAATCTTGATAAATTTACTTTTAAAACTGTTAGTGAATATTGTGGCGGTTTAGTTGACGATGGTTCTGGAACTGGATCTACGGAGCCACGTTTCTCAGCAAATATATCAATAACACAGCAAGACGAAGCGTATAACGTCATAAATGCTTTGTGTAGCACAATGAGAGCTATTGCCTTTTATACTGCTGGCGGTATAACAATATCTCAAGACGCTGCTGGTAAAGCCACAAAATACATTTTTAATAATGCAAATGTTACGGAAGATGGTTTTGTTTACAATGGTTCCAGTTTAAAAACTAGGCATACAGTTATTCATGTTCAATATTTTGACATGACAACGCAAGAGCTAGATTTTGAAACAGTCGAGGCTGATACTGCGACACAAAATAAGTATGGTGTAAAAGTAAAAAATATTAAAGCATTTGCATGTACATCTAGAGGCCAAGCTTCAAGATTAGGAAAATGGTTTTTGTTCAATGAGCAAAATTCTGGAGAAACTTGTTCATTTACAACAACATTAGCTGCTGGAGTTTTAGTTAGATGTGGGGATATTATTGAAATATCAGACAGTCTAAAATCAGGCAGTAGAAGAGGTGGTTTATTAGAAAGCGTTACCAGTACAACCGTTGTAGTTTTAGATGATGAAAATTCTACAGATATTCCATCTATAAGTAACAATCCAACATTGTCTATTGTCTTACCAAGTGGAGCTTTAGAACAAAAAACAATTTCTAATATAAGTGGAAAAACGATTACTGTATCTTCAGCTTTTAGTGAAACTCCAAATGTAAATGCACCTTATATTTTAGAAACATCAACATTAGAAACAACAACATGGAAAGTAGTTTCAGCTAGTGATAACGGTGACATGACATATACATTTACAGCCTTAGAACATAATGAAGGAAAATATGCTTTTGTCGAAGATGGCACAGCTTTGCCAACAAGAAACATAACGACATTAACTGAAATAAAAGAACCACCAGAGGGATTACAGGCTCAAGAAAAAATTGAAATTATTAATAATAAAGCTGTTTCTAAAATTATTGTTGATTGGCAAGCACAAAATGGAATTAGTAAATATGAAGTTCATTACAGGGTAAATAATGGAAGTTTTACAAAAATTGAAACAGTTTCAAGTGATGCTGAAATAGTAAACAGTCAAGCTGGTAAGTATGAATTTAGGGTTACATCTTTTAATGCTCTTGGAGAGCCAAGTAGAAGGCCAGCAGAATTAACATTCAATGCTGTAGGTAAAACAGCACCACCTCAAGACATAACTGGCCTTACATTTGAACCTATAACAGATAAACTAGCAAGGATTAGATGGGATCCTGTTACCGAGGCGGATGTAATCGCTGGAGGGAGAATTTACGTCAGGCATACACCAGACACAACTGGAAATGGTACATTTTCAAATGCAACAGATTTAATTCAAGCTTTATCTGGTAATACAAGTTCTGCTGAAATACCAATATTAGAAGGTGAAGTAATTTTAAAAGCACAAGATGACGGTCAAAGATTCAGTACTGGTGAAACAAGTGTAATTATTGATTTACCAGACCCACAACCATCACTTATCACACAAACAAGGAGAGAAGATCAAGACAATCCAAAATTTCAAGGAACAAAAGTTGATGTAGGTTTTGATGCTGTTAGTAATTCTATAAATTTAAGTGGTACTGGATTATTAGATGCTGTTAGTGATTTTGATGCGGAGGCAAGTCTTGATGATTTAGGAGGTGTCAGTTCTTCTGGTACTTACGATTTTGGTGGTACTGCTGGCGGTACAATTTTAGATCTAGGTGGTATTTTTGCTCTTGATTTAAAAAGACATATTAAATCACAAGGTATTTATCCAAATGATCTAATTGATAGTAGAGGTCTCATTGATTCTTTACAGGATTTTGACGGAACTGCAAGTGTAGCTGTTAATGCTGAATTACTTGTTGCTACAACAACGGATTCAAACCCAAGTTCCAATTCTGCCACTTATACATCATTTCAAAAATTTGCAAATGGAACTTATAGGGGAAGAGGGTTTAAATTTAGAGCAAAATTAACTTCTGGTGATCCAGCACAAGATATTCAAGTTACTGAATTAGGTTATACCGCCAGTTTACAAAGAAGAGTTGAACAAAACGCAACAGCGATTGCCTCTGGTGCTGGTGCTAAAAATGTAACTTTTGACCATCCTTTCTTTGTTGGTACTAGCAGTTTATTAGGTGCAAATTCACATTTACCATCTGTAGGAATTACAGCTTTGAATATGGCATCTGGAGATATTTTTGAATTAACTAATATTAGTTCAACTGGTTTTACTGTGCATTTTAAAAATAGTTCTGGTGCTTCAATAAATCGAAACTTTAACTTTACTGCTGTTGGGTTTGGTAAAGGTGGTTAAAACAGATATACTAAGAAAAATAACTGTTTTTTAAATGGCAAGAGTTGATAATACTGGAGGATCAGGTTTTACCGTTGATAATGGTACAGGTCTTGTAGTCAGAACAAAACTAAATCAAATAATTGCAGCTTTATCAACATTAAATCAAGGTTCTGGAACACCAAGTATCGGAGTTGCCGCTTATACACCTTTTATTGATGGTAATACTTTAAAAATTCAAAATGCAGCTAATAACGCTGCTATTTCTTTAGGTGATGTCAGCCTTGCAAACTTAGGACATGCTTCATTATCTGTTGCAAATACCTTTACAGCCAGAGCAACTTTTAATGTAACCTCATCAATCACAATTCCTACAGGTACAACGGCTCAACGTGACGGCAGCCCAGCAGTCGGGATGATACGTCATAACAGTCAATTAAATAGGTACGAAGGTTATAACAACGGCAACTGGGAAAACTTGGGAGGTGCTTCTGGACTTGCAAATTTAGTTGATGACACTTCTCCGCAACTTGGAGGAAATTTAGATGTACAGGCAAGAGAAATAAATACATCTACAACTAATGGCAATATAAAAGTAACCCCGAATGGCACAGGATTATTTGAAATTAAGGGAAATACAAATGATGGAACATTACAACTTAATTGTAATCAAAACAGTCATGGAGTAAAGATAAAATCCCCTGCTCATAGTGCTGGACAATCTTATACCTTGATTTTGCCAGATAATCAAATTGCTGCGGACAAAATTTTAAAAGTTAAGAGTATTAGTGGCTCTGGTGCGACTGCAATAGGCCAGTTGGAATATGCGGATGCTGGAGGTGCTGGAGCTACTGGTGGAGGGAGTGATCAGGCTTTCTTTGAGGGAGATCAGAATGTTACTACCTCTTACACATTGACAGCAAATAAAAATGCTATGGCAATATCACCTACAATAGATTCAGGTGCAACTATAACTGTGCCAAGTGGTGCAATCCTTGTTATTCTTTAATTATGCCAGTAACAATTAACGGAAACGGAACTATTACAGGAGTCTCAGTAGGAGGACTACCAGACGGTATTGTTGATACCGATATGCTTGCTAATGGTGCTGTAACAGCAGCCAAAAGAGGTACTGGAGCTATTCTTCAAGTTGTTCAAACAGTAAAAACAGATACTTTCAGTACAGACCATCAAACACAAGTAGATGTAACAGGCTTAAATGTTTCTATAACTCCAACATCTACATCAAACAAAATTTTAGTAACTTATGATTTGAATATAAGTTTAGCTAATGGTTCATACCAAGCTAGTGTATTTTTATTTAGAGATTCTACACAAATATATTTAGGTGATACTGAAGGAAGTAGAAAAAGGGTAAGTAATTATATAATGACTACTAATGATGGTACTGGTCATCAGCAATATTACCCTGTTCATGGAGAATTTTTAGACTCACCAGCAACAACGAGTGCAACAACATATAAAATTCAAGTATTTGGTCATAACTCTAGTGGTAACACATTAATGGTAAACAGATCAACTTATGATGCAGATAATGCTAATGTTTATCGCACAGTTTCTCAGATAACAGCAAAAGAGGTAGCAGGATGAGCCAGATCAAACTAAAACATAGCGGTGGTAATTCAGTAATCATAGCTGCACCAGATAGTAACCCTGCATCTGATCGCACTCTTAAATTACCTAGTGATGGTGATGGTACTATCCTTACAACTAACTCTTCTGTAGGTAAAATTCTTCAAGTAAAACAAACAGTTAAGACTGACACAGCAAGTTATTCAAACACTTCTTTTACTAAAGTAACTGGTTTTTCATCAACTATTACAACAACAGGATCAAATAAAGTTTTGGTAAGAGTCATGCTTCATTTTGGTACAGATGCGGGTAGAGCTTGTCAGTTTAGACTCGCTAGAACTACATCTGGAAGTAGTGAAAATGATGAATTAATTATTGGTGATGCTTCAAGTAATAGAACTAGAGCTTCAATGGGAGGCCTTTTTACTACCCTTAATTGGATGAACGCAAGTGAATCAATTGAATTTTTAGATTCTCCTAGTGCTGGAACCCATGAATATTATGTAAAAGCTAGAGCTGATGATAGTAGTTATCCTGTATATATAAATAGAAACTATCGTTTTAATGATGGAGCTTACGCTTCAGTATTAGCAAGTGTTATTACAACAATGGAGGTAGCAGCATAATGGCTATCTCTTATAATTAATTTAAACGGAGTTTTTTTATGGATCACGAAGCTATTTACAAAGCATACGCAGGCACAGTTGTTTCTATTGATGACTCTGCTGGTGCGTTTGACGCAAGCGGTAATTCTGTAACTCTTGAGCAATCTAAAATAGATACTGCAAGAACTGAACTTAATACTGCTGCTGCTGCTATCAAGTATCAAACTGACAGAACAACAAACGGTTCTACAACCTATGCTTCTATAGGAGATCAGTTGGATATGCTGTACAAGGATATAGTGGCTGGAACTGTTACCACTTCTGGTACATGGGCTACTCACATAAAAGCTGTAAAGGACGCTAATCCAAAACCATGAGTCGTTTAATTACCAAT